GTTCATTAAACGATGGCAACGCATTAACGTTGGCTGAGGTAATCTTCCATTGGAAGTATCCGTTCTCAAGGCCAAAGTCACCGCCGTTTCCATTGATTGGAACCGTAATGATTGGATCTCCTGAGCTGTTGTTTGAGTAGTCCAGTGAACCACCGATAGCGCCAAGAGCCTCAACGTTATTTCTTTTTGTGAGTGCAAGAATGTCGGCAGATAGAGTAACTTCAGTTCCTGGGACAGCGACTCCGCTAACAAGATCCTGATTGTCACCTAGGTGCATTGCTGCTCCACGTCTTAGGTACAGCATTGATGGCGACTGATAATCAACACCAAGATCAAGCTTAACGTTAATTGAATCGAAGTCAGAATCCATTGTATCGACTGCAGGAATAAACTCATCGTCAGTACCCATGATAAGGTTAGGCGAAGAGATTAAGTTACCAGAACCAAAGATCAATAGTCCTGAGCCACAGTTACGAATCGTATTACCAATGATTGTACCGATACGAGTTACTGATGCATCGATAGAGGATGTCCAGTTCTCAAAGATATTATCGGATACGGTTGTAAAGGTTGACGAAGATACAAGCAGAGGTGTAAGTGCATCATCCTCACCATATTTTAGACCACCGTTTCTAAACTTACAACCAGAGATACGAATACGATCGTTGTCCAGTGCATAGAGTCCAGATCCTACGGTGTTAAGAACATCAATATTATCGTAAACGATATCTTGACCTTGTGGCATTGTTATTGGAAAGTTGGATTGTGTTTCAGTCCATGTTACGTTATTAACCATGTTGCCGTCGACGGTCAAGTTTCTAAACGTGATGTTTGTTGGTGTATCAGTCTGGGGTGTTATGATACAACCTTTTTCGTTTGATTTAACGACATCGTCGTAGTGATCAAAGTTCCAAGGGATTGCTTTAATGACTGCTCGCTTAGAGTTACCAAGAACCGCAAAGTTATCAGGAATCGTTAGTCTTGATGTATAGTAAACACCATCAGGAAGAACAATGTTTCTTAATGCAAGATCCCTGAACTCATTGATCGCTAGCTGCAGACCTGCAGTGTTATCATGCACGAGCTGAACATAGTTACTACCGTGATAAAGCTTTTGACTAAATCTTAATGTCTTTTTATTATATACCTTCTCGACTGTTGCCGTATGCCATCCTCGAGGATTAACAACATTCGTGTTGATCTGTTCGTTCGTTGGTGGTTTAGGCGGAAAGTAGACCATGTTGGATGGCGTTGAGTATTCGGCATCCATTCGTCCAGCCGCAATGCCCTCAACGGTAAACGCGTTAGTGTCGTTCGTCTTGGTCGACCATTCGGTACGTGTGAAGGTACCTTGATCGTTAAAGATGATACCTGAAGTAATTGAACCAAGTTCCCTAGGTCCAAGAACCGCGATTAGTTCTGCGTCATCAAGGTCAGTCGTTGTTCCACGATATACGAGCATTCCATAATCACCAGAGGATCTTGTTAATGATAGCGCGTTATATCTCAGGGATGTAAAGTTAACTGGAGTGTTATGAGCAATAACATCAGTAGGACCTGCTGCTTCGCCAATCTTTCCGTTGTCGAATCTAAACTGTGCTGTCCAATAATAGAAGTTCTGAGTTGGAAGACCACCATCGGTAGTACCGTTTTTAGTTGCGGTCGCTGCTGGAGTAGGACTTGCTTCATTGGTTGGAGTTGCAGGATCGTTTGCCTGAACACCAAACACTTTGATCTTATGACCAAGCTTAATCGTATCAGTATTAATAACCTCAGTGATTAATCCCTGAATACTTGTGTCAGGAATACCACCAACGATTTGCTGAAGAAACTCTGAACCGCTAAACTCCTGAGTATCATTATTCATAATGACCCAGACGTTATTACCTTCGACCTTATGAACGACGCCTTGGAATCCGGTGCTGTTACCTTGAACGGTTTCTCCTACTCCGAAGGTACCAACCTTTTGAACAAGCTTGCAGATCGTCGCAAACTTAGCTAGCATTTTACCTTCGTTAACCAAAATGCTAGAAGCACCCGCCATATTTGCGGATAGGCCGTTTGATATCGTAATCGTATTACTATTAATCGCCGTGATCGTTGTGTTAGCAGGAATGCCAGAAACCACTGACGAGATTGCGTCGCCAACGAATACGTTTGCGACTGAAGTTACATCAAGTGTGGTATCTCCAGAGGAGTGTGCACCGTCTAATACTAGCGTCGGCGAATCAAGGACGGTTGCCTCCATCACTTCACCAACGTTTGAAACTTTATATTCTTCGGATAATGCTTGGTCGATCAAACGGCCATTGAGATATAGGTTCTTAGTAACGATGTCACCACCGCCAACGTTTAGATTGATTGCGCCTTGATCACCTACATCGATGTTACCCTCAAAGATAACGTTTTGATCATTTCCCGCGCCTGCAGTGAATACAAGATCACCGTTCTGATTGTATAATCTAAATCCGTTTGTTTGATCCGAAGAGTTAATACCAGGAGCAGTAAGATTCCCTGTCATAGGAATCGAACCATCGTTCTCCACCTTACCAATGTTTAGGTTAGCGAAGTTAGTATCAACCTCGTTATTTGAGAGAGGAGCACCTTTGAACGTTTCGCCCGCGAGGTTCTCTACGCGAATGTTACTCTCAAAATCGGATTCATTTTGTCTATATTTAATTGTGCTCATCTCTTATCCAATTTGTAATTTCCAGTTGACGACAAGATAATCCGTTGCACTCTTAGAGAACGGTGTATCCAATACAGTACGGCATACCAACAATTCAGTAGGAGTGGCGTTGGTCAATAGTCCAACCTCCGCAACAGTTCCTGTCCCAACATTTTCCTCAAACGTAGTAATAAAACTCGCAATGTTATTTTCCGTTGATGCAAATCTTATATCAATATCAGCGAGCTCAGTCTCCAGTGCAGCATCAGTTAAGGCAGCTGCAGTAGTACCAGAACCAATTGCGATTGACGAAACATCTTCGGTTTCATCTACGGTTGTACCATCACCTTCGTTAAAGGCGCCGTGAATTAATTTTCTTGCAAGGAAAGCTTTACCTGCAGTCGTGACAAGATTCTTTACGTATCGTTGATCCTTCAGCTCACCATCCTTAGTGAAGAGCTGTAGGTCTACGTTACCTTGAATGTTAATGTTCTCAATCATATCTTATCCAACAGCTGCTTAAGCATTCCCTTAATATCAGAAACATCTTTTTCCAAAGCACTGATTCTATTTTTCTCATCTTGAATCATTTGTTTCTGTCTAATGTATTTATCATAGTCAGCGGAGGATACATTTACGACTGCACCTCCATTAGTCTTCCTTAAGTTTGCGTGTCCTTCTACCTTATGCATTTGCGACCACTATCAAATCTTTTGCCTTTGGAACATATGCGCATGAAGAGGATCTCATAACAAGCTTAACCGCCATTTGATCAAATGCATCAATATTGGTTACTCTGAATTCCTTCTCGCTAAACCCAGATGAATTAGTTGATCCAACAGTTCCTACAAGAGTCCAATTAACTGTATCAAAGTTTTGCGGATCCGAGGAGAGTTTGGTTTTTCTATACACATCAATGTTTGCACCGGTTGGAACTTGAGCAGCGAATCTTATAGTCATAGCGGTCGAGTTACCTGCAGCGTCGGACAAGTTAATTCTTCTAGTCATATACTTAGCTGCAGTAGTACCTTGGTTAGGTGAGATCTCATCGATGTAGTTATTATATCCAACGATGTTGATACCACCAGCGGCCCCAGCAGGACTTTCTGCGACAAAGTTTTTGTCCGTGGTTACTATAGAACCATCAGGCTCAACAGCAGTAACGATACACTGTCCATTGTTACTTGCATTTTGACAATTGGATAGTTCAATCACTTGACCAACGATAAGATCTTGGAACTTACCACGAATAGAGTTGTTCGCTGTCGTAATTTGTTTTGAGTCGTTTGATACCAATACGATGTTTGTCGTATCGGCTGAAACTATTCCATACTTATCAAACACTGTGCCGTCAGATTGTTGTTCTTCAGCTTCAGTTGGAAGATACGGCGAATTGGTGATCGTTGGATTACTTACTCTGTTATTGAATGTAGTCAATGACATTCTTGTAAGTTCTAGCACAGGTGAAAGATTAGCGTTAGTACTAAACAGTCTTACGTCAAGATCTAAGGATTTAACCTTATCACCATTCACGACTACCTCATTATCGTCAGAAGCAAGAAGCTTAGGTGTAGTAAAGAAGTTGTTTTCGTTTTCAAGAACCTCAATACCAACGGTATCTCTTACGTATGGAGTCTCTCCACCAAACACGCTCTGGCCTGACAAAGTTTTTGCGATAAAGTCGATACGAGTCTCAAAGAAATTGAATCTCGGTGCGACTGGTTGCATTCCATCAAAGAGAACGTTACGAGTTGCTTGAATGTTACTACCACCAACTCTCGTTGTTTCGTTTGCCGAAGATGTTACCTTAATAACATACGAGTCGTGACCAACGTGAACAATATCATGTGTCTTATTCAACTCGGTTGCGTTAATACCAGCAAATGTACCAGCAACAAATCCTGAAAGAGTAACCTTTGAGTTCTCTTTGGTGAATCCGTGATTACGATGGAACACACGAACGTATTTGGATCCAAATCTTGTTTGTAGTGGATCATCCTCTAGGTCATGTAAATCCAATCTTGCGTTATGGAAAGTCGCAGTACCACCTGGGTTGAGACTACGTGTGTTGACCGATTCTTTTCGGCCGTCTGGTCCAGTGATAGTGTTGGATAAATTACTAAACTGAGCCTTATTGATTCTAAACTTCAAGTCTTGGTTCTGAGCTGGAGTCCAAGTTCTATTGTTTTGAGACTTAAAGAACGATCCAAGATAAGGCTGCTTATGAACTTGCACATCCGTAAGAACATCAAACTCACCTAAGTTTGATATCCATGCATGATAGTTATTTGAATCCGATAGTAGGACAATACAATATTCTTGTCCGTTCTGAACATACACTGGAGACTCAAACGTAAATCTTGTTGGAGTATCTGGGGATAGCGCTAGATCAATCGGAGAAGAATCAAGTGCACTTAGGTCAGTCGTGTTGGACGATAGGCCAAATCCAGTACCGTACCTTAATCGGTTATCGTCTCTGATTTGATACGGATCCAAGATAACTTCGCCGAAAGGTAGCACAAGTGGTCCTGGATAACCATTGATCGTGTTACGTACTTGAAGCCTTAACGGAATCTCTGAATCAACCGAAGCAAGATAGATATCAATCGAGGTTAAGAAACATCCTGGTTCTTCCTCAACAAAGAATGTCTGAGCGATTGGATCTGATGTATCGTTTCTGCCGAAACGGGTACCAAAATCGTCATTTCTTCTAGGAACCCACACACTTGAGATTAGATCCGTTCCGCTATCCAACGTAACGGTCTGTTGATCGTTTATTTCAGTTTGAACTATTTGGCCGTTTCTTACGCTATTGAATGTCGATTGAATATCCCTTAGGATACCATTGGCCTCGTAGTTAACGGAGCCACGAGTCCTTGCGGTACGGTCATTATTAGTTTCATTGTCGATTAACTTAAACTCACGAGTACCTGTTCTAAATTGTATCTGAGGCGTATTAGGAATCTCAAAGACACCAGCAACATCTCCACCAAAGTTAGTTGTAAGTTGATCGCCTTTAGTCTTTGCTGACCAAAGAGTAACCTTACCTCTGTTACCAGAGATAGATCCCTCAATGATATCTCCTACTTGGAAATTTCCAGAGTGGTTAATAACCAGTGCAGTACGATTAACACCTCCAGGTTGTACCTCTTGTAGTACACAAACCGCTGTACATGGTGAAGCTTCTGGAGTTGCATAGGTAGTCGTTCCTCGTTTCGCAACGAAGATAACATCACCTTTGTTAAGAGCAGGTTGGGTGTTTCCTTCAGTAGTACCTTGTACCCCAGTCAAAGGATTAAAGCGACGTGCGATTTGATCCGCATCTCCGCCTGCTTGTGTTTGCCAATCAAACACTCCAGATTCTCCACCGTCAACCTCAGGTCCGTATTGAATACGAGAGGCCGGTGTTACGTGTTCACTGATAGGAGTTCCATCAAAGTATGGCCACACGTTTGATTGTAGCTTTAAGCCACGACCAACAAATACGACTTCACGCGAACGAATGAACGGAATAACTGAACGAGCGACCTCACGATCAGCCTCGACCAATTCGCGAGAAAAGGTTGCGACTACTTCAGTGTTAATACCTGTCCTAGTTTGATCAGACTGCTCTTCCCAGTCCTGCCAAGTTTGGCGCCAAGTACCTTCACCTCCTCCAGTTGTACGGGTTCCACCTATATTTCTTACACCGCTCCACTGAGTCTGCCAAGCGTTCCATACGTTTCCTAAAACGCCTTCTTGCGCTACTCTATCTCGCGTAGCGTTAAAGTTACCCTCAACATCATTAACGATGTCTGGCAATCTGTTGGTCTCAAACCATTGATCAGCAAAAGGATTTAGGGATACCGAACCGACAAATGTAAAGATGGCGTATGGATTAACGTTTTCAGTTGTGGTTGCAAAGGGTTGTTCAATAAATGTTTCGTCGGTATATGGGAGAGTAAGAACCTCACCGGTTACTTGATAACCCGCAGCAGTTCTTTCTGCATCGGTTGATACTGACTCAACCAATTCTATGTTGTCTACATGAAATGTTGGTCTAAGTTCGTTTGCCTGCATATCTATCGCTGCACGATAGTCACGAGCTCTCGTATCACCTGTTCTATGTCCAGCAAAGTTATCAACGACGAAGCCGTTCTTAAATCTTGTTAGTCTTAGATCATCGTCATCAGGTACCTCAAGAGCGGCCGCCTGTTGTTCCAATAAATTGAGAGAAGTGTAATACTCAAGTCTGTCGATTCTACTTTCTAAAGTACCAATGTCTCGCATGGTATATCGACGATTGTCAATTCTCTTAACATTAACATCCTTAGGACTAAACGTGTAAGCAGGAATATCTAGCTGAGCAATATCCATTGCTTCTGGATCACCCTGAGGAATCTGAGGATTCAGTGATGGAGTACCACGCAGATCAAAGACGTTACCACGAAGGCCAATCACTATCTTGTCAATTCTAGATGTGTAATATTGATAAGTTGCTGTTACTTCGGTACCTGGCTTCGGCGGAAGTGAGATGGATCCACCCGTTCCCGTAAACCCTGTACCTGCATCATTAAGAACAGGACGGAAGTCAAGAACGTTACGAAGCGGAATAGGACCAGAGATTGACTGATAGTATGGAATGTCTTCATCTCTGACAGGATAAGAATCAATCGAGAAGTAGTCACCAGTGTTACCATGACTAAAGTATTCATAGTCAATACGAATATATCCAGTCGGCGCAGAGTATTCTGGTTTACGAATAATTCTAGCATGATCGTAAAACGCTTCTCTTTGACCATCATCTAGGTCAAACCAATCAGTGATATCAATCTCACCTGAAGCATCATAAGTTCCACCAGAAGCAACCGACGACATAGATACTCTTACGATTCTATAAACGTCTGCTTTACTCAAAGAGATTCTTCTGTTGGCCAAGGCATCAAGATCAACGATGTCGATCTGTCCAGTCTGTAGGGTCTTAGTCTTTTCTCTAGAATCCGTAGCAGATTCTTTAATCACCGGAATCATAGCAGTGTATGCTGTGCTGTTAGAAAGACCAGTGATTGTTATTTTATCATTATCGGTATTTGAACGATCGATCGCAACACCGCCGGTTCCAATCTGAACCAGTGAACCAGCCGTTTCGACAAGAATGATTTCGTTTTCTTCAACGTTAGGTTGGAATCGAGTGCCAGTACCACTTGAGGCTACCGCACTAGTACGAGCAAATTCAACAGTACCACTACCGTCTGAATTATTATTAAATCTTTGCATGACAGTATATTCAACATCGGAACTGCCTGCTTCAGTCTTAACCGTCTTAACGGCTTCGACGAACATTGGATACATGACCGTCTTAGAGTTTGGTAGATGAATCCTAGACTCAACTTTACGGAATGCTTGCCCTGTAATATCTCCGCCAGCGGTTACGGCCATCGTAGTATCTGCTGTAGGAGTAGAAGTAACTCTGTATGTATTACCACCCGACTCAAAAAAGTCATTAGCAACAAACGCAGAAGAGAATCGAGTACCTACACCGGTCGCGGTTGTTCCAGAAATTGATATTGATCCATCGTTATCAAAGGATCTTTGGTTAACAACGTTTGCGTATCCTGAGCCACCTTTAATACCTTTAACGTTGGAAACAAAGGATTTGCCAGAGTTCATTTTTACGTCAAACAAGTATAAACGATATTCGTTATTGATAAACTCAAGACCACGAATTCTTGCGGTACCTACTGATGAACCGGCGACTGATAACAAAGCAGTTTGGAATTGGTCATAAAGGGTGACTTGCTCTAAAGCAGCAATGTCAAGAACGGCTTCAGGTGCACTAACAACTACATAGTTACCCATGACTGAGCCGATAGAATCATTTTCCTCAAGGAGAGCATCTCTCGCCTTTGTGATATCAATTCGGCCCGGTGCAGTCTTTTGAATTTCATAACCCTTAACGTAAGCCTTTCCTGGCTCAACAATAACCGTAAGCTTACCTTCTTGATCCAAGGCCTGTGCTTCGGTTTGACCTAGATCGGCTACGTCACCACCATTGTACTGTGGATATTTTTCGTATGACCAAACCACGTTTGAGTCAAGGGAACCATCGGCCGCATCAGCAACCCCTGTTCCTACGGCGACTGAAGGTCTGTTTGGACCTGCAGTACCTGACTGCATTGCTCTGTAAGTAAAACCACCGTCGGTTACGATATCACCGATGAGGTAGAATCTTCCTTCGGTCCATGCGCCACGATTATTGGATCGCTTTTCTTTGACTTGAACTCTGAATGGGTTAACTGAATAGTTACCGGATTCGTCAAACGTTCTACGAGCAAGTGCCTTTTCAAGTTGTGAATAGTTTGCTACAACCTTATGCTCTTGCATAACACCGTTAGTGAACTGCATTGTCTCAATGTAATCGGCATCACTGGTGTCGGGAACATAAACTTCGTTTCCGTCAGCGTCAGTCGTAACAGTAATCTGTTTGGATACTAGAGTTGCTTCGATTTTATAACGATGAGCGCCAGGAGCAGAAAAGTTAAACGTTCCATTAGCGTTATCATTAAGAGAGTTATCCTCTTCAGGAGTTACAAACGTTTCAGCAACAGTAAATCCAACGGAAGCAGGTGTAGTAGTATTATAGGCATTAATGATTGCAACTTGAGATTCAACAAGAACAAAATGATTTCTTAAAAAGTAAATGCCTCGTTGTACTTCAGCAAATGAAGCGGTTGCGTTTGGGTTTTCGTTTGATGGTCTAAGAGTGATCTGATACTCAACAAAGTTATCGGCATCGGTTTCTGATATCTTGACTCTGACTCTTTCTTCGGCAGAGAATAAATTCTTAGTGTTGTTATCGGCAGAGCGAGTATACTCAACGACGAATCCTTGAGGAATCTCAGGACTTACTGAAGTATCCCTTGGTTGCCATGCTCTAAGTAGAGCCTTAGTGTTTAGAAGAGTCGCATCCGATCCACCGCTTACGCCAAAACCTGTGCCAGTCTTATTAAGCATTAACCTTGCTGCTGCTGGGGTATCTGCTGCGGAAATATTTGTTGGAGTACCTTCAGTACCAGAGATCGTCTCAATTCTTTGAATGACTGGATTGACTTTAATTGAGTCACGACGAAGAATCGTCATTTGTCCTGGGACAACGACTGAGCCTTCTTGATAAATGGATTGACCAAACCGTGCTACTTGATTCTGAAGAATCGATTGAGCTTGGTTTAGTTCGCGAGTCTGTACCGCGTACCCTGGACGAAAGAGAACACGAAGGAATTTCTTCTGCTCATCAAAATCATCAAAGTAAGGTGAAGTATTAAAATTTGCCATTGTGTTCCTCTAGTACTCCAGCACTAATGTTATCGTTTCGATCTGATCGTTTCTGCGAGTGATTGCTTCACGATTATTTATAAACAAAATATCACCAGAATAAGGTTGAACCTCAGGATTTGTTATACTTGCGATAGTTCCTGATGCACCCGATGATAGTCCTCTGACGGTCTCTCCTACAGTAAAATCAATGTAGTTGGATACGTCGTTACCACGAATAACTCTTAGCTTATTGGATTCAAATACGTCAACCTGAAGTCCAATTGCACCACTCGTTTCACCAACGATTGTATCATCGGCAGTGAACGGTACGTTTGATTCATTCAGCGTAATTCTATATTTTGCATCAAGGGTCTGAGCCGTTGATGCTGTGGTTGTTCCGTAGTTAAGTGGGGATTCCATCATACCGATTCTACGGAAATCGTTTGCGACTGTAAAGTCCCCTTCGCCCTCGTCATAGGCAAATCTTAGATTGACCAAAGCATACCTTGCAAGAAGTTCTCTTTCAGGTGATGCGCCGTGTCCTAGGAACGGTGAGATGGTCGGAGTAAGAGTGGCTTCTGATGTACTTGTACCTACCACCTTTGCCGAAGCCTTTCTAAAATTTTGACCTTGCTTACCGGTTGCGATTGATACGTCAGTGACTACGCCCGTGCCGTTTGTTGTTGCTTCGGCTTGACACGATGACTGAACGATTGATGCAGTACCTGATGTATATCCTGAACCGCCTAACACGAGTGTGATACTCGAAACCGCTCCGTTCTCATCAGTGTTAGCTAAACAATATCCAGTCTCTACTGCACCGTTGTTTCCAACCTGTCTAATTGCTACGGGAATATTAGATTCTGGTGCATAAGGATAGTTACTACCACCACTAAGAACAGTTATACCAACGATAGTTCCACCATCAACCGTAAGAGTTGCCGTTGCTGAAGCATTCTCGTCTCCGTCTCCAGAAACAAAAACTGGAACCGTTGTGCTAGCGGAGTATCCACTTCCTCCAGTGTTAATACGAATATTCTCAATAGCGCCTTTCACGGCGTTATTAACAACGGTTTCATTTTCACCAACGGGTAGATATCCAGGAACAAAGAACTTACGAATCAGTGAATCGGATAAAGTAAACATATACTTCCACTTATATCCGTCAGCCTGTTTAGTAACACTATTATCAGTGTGGGTTGGTTTAATTGTCGATGCAGCTCCATTGTTATTAGAGATACATTTATATACCTTTTTCTCGTCCGTGTAAATATAAAAATCTTTATCGGTTAGATCAACGTCCTCACGGTACTCGTAATAAACTGTTGAGGTCGTCCAATCAATTCTGCGGAAACCTAAACGAACGTCTTGGCCGTCAATCTTTTTAAGAGCAGTCATATCATGCCATGCGTCATACTCAGACTTAAGTGAGTTATCCGGAGTCGGTGGATTCTCTTCATCAGTCCAAGGTTTGGTGCGACCATAGAACATATAGAAACTAGATCCCGATGACTGAACTGCTCTTACGAGGTCCCTTGCATTTCTATACTGAAACTTTGTTGATAAACTGCTAGCCATTTTTTAATCCTGTGTAACGAATACTTCGCCGGTTAGTCCTTGAGATCTGAACTCAGTGACGTCGATAAACTCTGTGTTAAAGTCCTCGGTGCCAACGTATGCCTCAGAGAAATATACTTCGGTCTGAACTGTATAGTCCTGACGGAACCCGAGCGGAGTACTCTTAAGAACTGGACGTTCAAGTACTTCATACTCACTAGGTGCGACCGTTGCAGTATATATTACGTTGGACTTAATGCTGTTATTGGCAATCTCGTTAAGACGAATATTACCAAAAACTTCCATGCCCGCTGGGTGGACCGTTCTCTTTAAGGCATCAAGCCATATCCCAGTCGAGTAGTTGGTTGATACTTCGTATGCATACTTTTGATAGAACCTAGAATCCTGAATCACAATTGATTCTGAAAGCTGACCCTTAACTCCACGATACTCACCTGCGGTGGTTACCACGGTGTCAAACAATAACTCAATGTCTGCGCCGTTACCGTTCGTTGAGGTAATATCAAGTGTTGAGTCCACGGCCTGTGCATCATTGGAATAACGATACAGATCAAAGTCCTTAAAGTAAAAGATCTCTGATACGTTGGCGTCCTTAACATGCTGAGGTGTATTAC